CAGTAGTAAGTAATATCTGCTTCAAACGGAACTGAGCAGCGCCAGCCTCTTGTGCGGCTTTAACTGAATCTCTGCCTAGTTTTACAGCAAACGTGGCTATAGCACCAAGAGCGACCTTCTTCATAATGCCGCCGAGAATGTTTACACCAGCGCCAGCAGTTTTAGACGAGCCGTTAATACCATTCAGAGAGTTTGAAGCGGCTTTAGCAGACGATATGAAAGACCCTGTAGCGAGGGTCATTTCGCCTTTTATATTGTAATCAGCCACTTGTCACCCCCTACTTACTCTTTTGTTGTTTTTCCATTTCCCAAACGCGGACTTGTTCTAACGCTTCCCATTCCGCCAATTCGATTGCAGAGATTGGGTTATGGGAAGGACTGCCGTTAAGTAATTCATCGACAGTCCTACCCAACCTTTGTGCTAATTCGAAGACGAATCTTCTATAACCGTTTCGGACAAATCTTTTCCCAAATCGTTTGAAGTTTCTGCTAGGAAACCTGATAACTGCATACCGACTGTTGCTAGGGCATCTAGTGCGTTTGCAGACTTAGAGAGTAACGCCGTTCTATCTTCTGGAGAGAAAATCTTTTCTCCAGTTTCAGCATCGAACGCTGTTGAGATAACAATTTCTGGATAAACCATTTGCAGGTTCATTCCACCGTCGCTTTGTGCTAGGTCAAGAATACGTGTGCGCTCGGCACCTGTCATACCTCGAACTTCAACTTCGACGTTCCATTCCTTAACCTTTACAAGTTTTTTTGGAATGTCATTGCTATTTAAAATCTGGTCTCTTATGGACACGGTAACTCTCTTTCGATTAGGGTCTCTAGGACACGGTTAGTTTTTTTATTAAGTTTTTTTATTAAGCGTATGTACCGCGTGTTACAGCACCAGTTACTTGGAACTCGGCTGAGTAGGAGACGATGTCGCCTACGCCACCACTAACTTCATACGAAGTTAGAAATGCAGAACCAGTGTACTTAGTGTTTCCTGCTGTTGAACCTTCAGGTCCATATACGAACGCGCTCGCTGTATCAAATCCTACAAGACCTGATAGGTAACCGTCGACAGTAGCGTCGAATGTTCCTTCTACAGAAATTGTTGAATCTGAGAAACCAATTACATAGGACTTCGATGTTGAACCGAAAGAAGTGGTTTCCAAAGTTTCGATAGAGCGCGGCATTGTTACGGAATTCAGCGTGTTGCTGATATCACGAACTGTTGCAGCAGCATCTGCGATTGTGAACTGCGAGTTTTTACCGTGGCGAAATGTTGGCATTTTATCTCCTTGCGAATCCAACGGTGATGGTTACTGACCCTGTTGAGCCAGCAATTGCCGATACGTTTGCACGAACATATCGATTTACTGTTGTTCCAGCCGCTACTTCAATACGTTCAGAAGTAGTAGTGCTAGAGGTTGTTGCAGTGAATACAACAAGGTCAGCCCACGTTGAGTTGTTGGCTGAGTGTTGTACTTTGATTGTTGCTGCACCATTACGGGTATTCGCCGTAACGTGCAGATGAGCAACGCCACCGTTTGTGCTACCTGCGGCATTGTCAACACTAGTGTTTGCTACTGTGGCAGAAGCAGTTTGATTAGCGGCAAGCAAAACGCCACCATCTAGACCACCTTGCGTACCACTTGCTTGCGCTTCGGCACTGATAGTTACCATATCGGCGATAGCAGCAGCGATTTCATAAGAAGTTTCATCTGCGTTGATTAACTTAGCGCGGCGACCAATTGCTGCACCTTCATTACCAACAGTAATTACAGTTTTAGTTTGGTCGGCAATAGCAGCGTGAAGAACTGCATCTGAACCTTCAGTGTCAAGTACACCAGACCATAGACCTTCAAAACTTACAGTGGCATCTTTCATACCAACTGCGTAGGTCTTATTGGCTGAACCGAAAGTCGTTGTATCAACAGCCTCTGCCATTGCAGAAACAGTTGCTGAATTAAAGTATTGGCTTAGGTCGTACTTACCAAAAATGACAACGGTATTTTTACCGTGACGGAATGTAGGCATTATTCTTCCTCACTTACAATTATTTCGGCTTCGGTAGTGGAGGAAAGAATCGCCTCGGCTTCTTCAACACTAATACCATCTGATAAATCAATGACGGTTACAGGTGTTTCCTCGACAATGGGAACTACTACGGGTGTTGATTTCTTATCAGTTGATTCAATCAGCCCTTGTTCAAGCAACCACTTAATAGAATCACCAGGCAGGTCTGTAGCAATCTCACCTGCTTCAACACGCTTATTGGGTGGGTAATCAATCCCAACCGTTGCACGGTACTGAGCCATACTGCCTCCTTCGGACAGGAAAGACCCCAATACCATTAAGGTCACTTGGACACGTCTACGGCTGGGGTCTCTAGGGACACGTTTGAGTAAAGAATATCACTGAACACTGTTATTTTTATGTTCCCGCTCCGCACGTTCTTGTTGAACCATTGCAAGAGTTAAGAAGTAACCAATACCATCTACAGTGTTATCTAATTTTGTTCTATGAACTTCGCGACCAATCTTTACGCCAACCATACAAAGTGCTACCTGCTCTGCGGTAACTGGTGCATCAAGAATTACTTCCCAGATACGAGCAATACGAGTGAAGTTATCTAGAGGGTGGTCATAATCTGCATTACGGTCTTTCTGCACTAACTGTGCAGCGTAAGCAGCAATGTCATCTACGCTCATCATAGGATTTGTAGGTCTTTCACTTTCGCTTCTGGATATGTCGCGAACGTCAGAATCCCAGGTTCGCTGTGTTCCCCTGTTGTTTGTCGGAACCATTCACTACCCCCATCTAACGCTGGCGCTTGAATCCAATGAACACTACCCCAATCGGCTTGACGAAGATGGTGATAATGACCTGTTACCAAAATGTCACATTCACCAATTGGTTGACGACCTAACGCCATCTTACTCAGCCAAGTCTTTAACTTCTGTTCAGCAGTTCCACCAGAACGAGCAGTGTGACCGTGAGTAAGACCAAGAATCCAACCAGCAGTTTCGACTGTAAGAGATAAATGGTCAGGCGCAATAATCGTCTCAATATGACCATACGTTTCTGGGTTGAACGCCAAGGCGTCTTTGACTTGGTCAATAACAGCAAGGTCATCATTGTCGGCAAGGGTTGTGAAGGCTTTGCCGTTGCTACTTCTGTTCTCACCGTGGTTTCCTCCGACGGCGATAAGCCTAACTTTCTCAAAATGCGGCGACCATTGACGAATTGACTCAAGCAATAAGGTTCTAGCGGCATTGACTTGCGCCCTTCTATCTAAATCGATTCCAAACGTCTGCATTTCATAATGTCCTAAACAGCCTTCTACGCTGTCTCCCGTCCAAATAATCTGGAGGGTACCCAAAGGTCTCCGAAGTCTTTTTAACTCCTCTACGCGGCTTAGAACCCCCTCTATGCCCCTAAGAACACGGGCGGCTGTGGCTACACTTCCACCACCTTCAGGCTTTCCAAGTTGCCAGTCAGCGAGTACGACATTGAAGACACCTTCGCCATAACTTACTTTTACTTTAGGACGTTTGTGTTTCTTTATTTCTTCTTTCAACGAATCTAAATTGTAACTTACCTTGTCATCGGCAATACGAACAACTTTGCCTTTCCATTGACGGTTAAGTCCACCATCAGGATTACCCCATACGTTAAACAAGACAGGCTCTACAACAGCAAAGAACTCTGGGTCTAATCCCCACATACGAAGAACACTTGACCAATCAGGAGCAATTTCACCATCCATCGGCATAGTGGTGACTTCGCCTTCGTCACCCTTCCATTCAATTCCAGGCACCCACTGAGCCTTACGGTCTCTTTTTGGGGGTTCGTATTGTTCTTGGTCTGCCTGACCTACGAGAGCCTTTACGCGCTCATCAAAACTCACTTATCGCACCTACAGCCACGTGCTCTATGTCTACGCATTGTGGCTTCACTCATTTTGTAACCTTCGGCTTCACACAAGCGCACAAGGTCTACGTGCCTAATTCTTTTATCAGCAAGGGCTGTGTGGAGTAATAATGATTCTTCGTTGTTCAGACTTGCAAGCATCTGACCTACGAAACATTCCTGACCAGCAAATACTTTTGGGTTATTGACGAGTTGAGTCAAACCATCTTTAAACGTGCTGATTGACGGCTTTACACCTTGAGCATTTAAGCGAGTACGGGATTGTGAGGTATTCGGCAAGGATTCTTCCACAGCGCCAACATTTTGGTTGCTCGTCACGATTTAAGCCCCTTCCGTATGGGTCTTTTGTCGGCTCGCTCATTGTTATCTTTCTACATACGCTTGAAAGTTAGCAGCAATACGAGGTCGGTCTTTGTCGTCTAAGCCTAGGGGAATAAGTGCTCCTAGTGACGCGACACGCAACACCTTCGTTGAAGAAATCGAGACGTTCGAGATAGCCGCTAACAAATCTCTGACTGTCTTAGCAGCATCACGGGCAGTAGGGTAATCATCGCGAGCGCCTCTTACGACAACTTGGATACGTGGCATATCTATGTCGTAAGCAACAGTACCGAAAGATTCTTTAGGTTGCATACCTTCGTACTCATAAATGGTTATGCAATAGTCAGGAGACGCTGGCATCTTGCCAAGAAAAATAGTTGTACCAAGAGTGCCTTGAGAAGTGTGAGCGCCAAAAGCACTTGCGGTATTTTGTAAGTAATCACCTAACGCTTCAAGAATCATCGCAACATCCCCTGTATATGACGCTCAACTTTATCAGCAATACGACCACTGATGCCATTGGCTTGACGAACCATTGGGTCTTCGAGGTA